TCTAATGAACCAGTAAATCCTAAAGTAGCAGATACTGAACCTGTTACTGTTTGATTACCAATAAATGTATTTGAACCTGTAGTTGCAAATCCTGCTAAATCAATAGGTGTTGAACCTGAAATTATATATAATGTATTTGCATCTGGCGAACCAATTGCATTATATTCTGCTTGAGTTAATGTTACTACTTGTTGTACGGGTGCTGAACTTGTATAAGTATCTGTGTTGTTACCTATTACATTACCACCTATAGCACCTGTAACAGCAAATGAACCAGTAATTTGTGCTGAACCAGTAAATGGAAAAGCAGGGATTGAATTTAAAGCATATGATGCTGTTAAAGAATACGATGCTGATGTAGCTGTATTCGCATATGACGCACTAGTACTGTTTATAGCGTAAGAACTACTTGTAGCCGTGGCAGCATATGAAGCTGATGTAGATGTGTTACTATACGAAGAAGTTACAGCGTATGAAGCAGAAACAACACTGGCTACATAAGAAGCAGTTGTTGCAAATGAAGCAGAAGTAGCGTTATCTGCTTTTGATGAGGTAATTAATAAACTACCTGTTAATGTGCTACCTAATCCAGTTTGTAATTCACTTCCACTTACTTGAATTAAGTATTGAAATGATTCACTGATGAATAGGTTAGTTAAATTTCTTCCCATTATATATTAAAAATTAGATACGTTGTTCATGTAAGCCCTGTATGGGTATTGTGGAAATTGAGGATAACGAGAATCATAAACAGGCAATCCACATTCGACTGCTTGTCCATAATGTGCTCCTCTTCCGTTTCTTCTCATTACTATAGGACTACGATATTGTATTCCAAAGTCTGGATATAATTCTTGTAATTGAACATTACCATTCAATTCTGGATATAATCCTTGGTTTTGAATTAAATAATTAGTTAATCTTTCTTGGTAAAATTGTGATTTGTTTTCAACAGATTGTCTTTTACGATTATACCAAGTACCATCAACTTTTTCACTATTTTCACCTCCTGTAGGAGACAATAAACCGTTATTACGAGGACGAATATAAATGTCTTCTAAAGAATAGTAGTATGCTAAATACAATAAAGCATTTTGTACAAATCTAAGTACTAAATACTCATAATCACCTGTTAAGGTATTTGTTTTAATTTTTGCTAAAATCGCCTCGTACAATTTCGTACCAAGCAATCTTTGTATATCAATGTCTTGTGCTTCTCGCACCGCATTTTTCAACAATTTAGAATCAACGTTATTGTTGATATCTGTAAATTGTCTTAAGTTTTCTTCTGAAATTATAAGTACGTCAGTCATTGTCTTAGTTTATTGGTTGTTCTTGTCCTGCTTGGTTGATGTTAGGATCATTTAATCTATCAGCACGTTCAATTTGTGCCTCAAGTACGTTATCTTCACCTACTTCTGATTCTTGTCCTGTAACTACATCAACTTCTTCTTTACCATCGCTGTATAATTTAAGTTGTTCAATACCTAAAATATAATCATTACCAAAGTTAATTTTTAATATTTCATCAAAACAATCTAAGATTGCTTGTTGAAATGGTTTAATTACTGTGTTTGTAAACAATAAATAAGCTTCTGATGTTTCTGTTCTACCACCTAATTGACCTTCTGTTTTAATACCTAACATCATAGGTGAAGTAATACGGTGAGCTGTAAGTATTTTCTGCGTTACTAAGTCGTTTATTGTTGTATAATAAACATCTGTTCCATTAGAATCGATAGGGGTTATGACTGGTGCATTTTCTGGACTATCAACGTCCATATAAATTAATGAACCTGCATTTTCTGCTCCACCATATTGATTACGAAGCATTATTTCAATTGCTTCTCTTTCTTCCTCATTGGCATTAGTAAATGTAGTAATAGCCAAACTAGGTACAACACCATTACTAATGTTGTTAAGGTGGAAAGTATCAATTTGTGCATCTAATTCTATTACTTTTAAAGCACCTACATAATCAGGTACTGGATAGTATTTCATACCAGGACGATAGTCTTGGTAAACATAAATTTGTGATGGTTCCTCGTCTTTTTTTAACGGGTTGTATACAGGTAAAAATGGGATATCTTCTAATGATTGATTAACGTATCCGCTAATACCATTCCATTCATCCCAAATGTAATAACCTGGTACTTTGCCTCTAAAGTTCTTTTCTTTAGCACGCAAGTATGAAAAATCAATGTGGTATACTTCTGCTATTTTGGTTCTATCTTTAGACCAAATTATTTCTAAAGCAAATCCACCAAATAGTTTTAAGTCTTTAGCTACTTTTTTAAGCAAATCGTTCCACGATTCACCTTCAAAGTTAGCAAAATCTAATGTATCGGGTCTATCACTTGTTAAACCATTACCTACAATTGAGTCAACTGTAGCATTGATACAAGTCCCGTGAATTGATGAATAATTCATCAAATCGATTAATTTATTTGGAAAACCATTATCCGCACCAAAACTAATATAGAATTGATTTTTACGTTCAACTAAACTAATACGTTCATTAGTTTGGCTGTTACGTGGGATAGTTTTAAATGTATATTTGTTACTCATTATTATGGATAATTATAGGTAGTATAAGTACCTCCGTCTGTCGGTGATAAATATGTGGTTGTAGATACCTGATTGCTTCCTGAAATAAATGCTCGTTCTGTTGATAATAATATTGTTTTAGTATTTGTTCCTGCTCCACCCCATTGGTTAGTATTACCACTAAATGAAGAACTTGTTTGAATCCAAATAGAGGAACCACCTACTAAAGCAAATTGCCAAATATTAACATCGTATTGTCCTGAGGCTGTTGGTAGAGTAGAACCTGATACTTGAAATACTAACCAAGGATTTAAAGCACTTGGATTATTAATCAAATTAGCAATTACACCAGCCTTTTTAGAAAAATCATAGGATTGGGTAAACTCAAGCATAACCTGAGTTGTGCCAAGTGATGCTGTTACGTCAGGGTAAACCGCACTTGAGTTCGCTGTGGAAGAAACGTTTAGTTGGAGCATAGTTTACTTTCAACCAAGTAGGGGGTTAACACATTAGTGCAACCCCCATTTTGGTTTATTTTTAGATTAGAGAGATCCTGAATAAGTAGTAATTGTAATACCACTTAAAGAGCTAGTAAATGAAGTAGCTGAACCACTAACTTCAGAAGCTGGATTTGGTTCATTTCCTGAGAATACCAAGTTGTAACCGTTCAAATCACTGAATGCAGTTCCAGTAGCACTGGTACCACTCAATAACTGAGCTCCGTTTACTTGGCCCATCAAGAACCAACGAGCGGCTCCGTTTTCACTACCATTGTTAGTTTCAATAATAATTGATAGGTTAGGGTTTTGTGCTAATACTCTTACTTGGTTACGAGTCGCAGTTTGCATCTTGAAGAATACAGCGTTACAAGTTTGGTTGTAAACTACTGTACCATTCTCAGGAGTAGCTACTATCTCTTCACTGTAATTAGACGTTTGACGGAATAATTGGAATTGATAGAAGATACCTGAACCAGTAATCCCAGTAATTAAACCTTGAGACCCTGTGATGTTAGTGATCGAACCAGATAAGATATAAATGTTCTTGATACCACCAGTGTTGTCACGACAACCTAGTTGAAATCCTGATGTTATTGCGCATGGCATAATTTTATCTTTCTGATTTTAAATTGTTAAACAAAAATTAAGCAGTCTGTGCTGAAACCCAGAATTCAGGGTAAGCAATGTTAACTCCTAACTTGGTAGAAACACGGTGACGCAATGTGTCAGTGTTGATATCATACCACAATTGGAATTCAGTAAAGTCACTTAACAAGTCAGTACCAGCAACAATCTGTTTAGCAGGTCCTAATTTGATAGTAGTAATACCTTGCAAACCTACTGTACCAACAACTTTAATGTTTGGTTGGAAAGGATATTGCATTTCATACAAACCACCACGGTTAGTAACTGACATTGGATCGAAGTAGAAGTTATTAGCTAAACGTAAACCAGTTAAGTAGTTACGGAACAAGCTAACTGACATAAAGAATGTTAAATCTTCACGATCAGCAACGTCTGCACTTGAAGTAGCAATCATAGTGTCCATAGTGGTCAAAATGTTAGCAGCTGAACAAGAAGCAGCGTTAATTAATACTGGAACAACACCTGAAGTAGAAGAACTGATGATGATGTTCAAACCACTTGTAGCACAAGTTCCACCGAAAGTAGACTGTGAACCAGAAACTTGAGCCCAAAGGAATTGGTCGTTTGCTTTCTGGAATTGGTTAACGATTAATTCGCTGTACTGAGTAGCTAAAGCGAAAGTTTCGTTGTAAGAACCTGGAGCAAGAGCAGAGATACCTAAGTATTTCTTGTCAAGGTCTTTCAAACATAAAGCATCGAATGATGTACGAGGACATACTTCGATAGTACGTTGAGTGAATGTAGCTGAACCTGATGCACTAGATACACAAGTACCGTTTTGCATGTAAAGGCTAACTTCGAATAGGTTAATTGGTTCTTGGTACTTAACACCTTCTTGAATAGTAATATATTCCATAGTGCTTCCAGCATAAACCATCTTGATAATTAACTCACCAGCAATCTGGTTGTTAAAATCGGCTAGGGCGGATACGTTTAATGACATAATTTTATTGTTTTAGTTTTGTTGTTTATTTGTTTTTGTTTTTAAGTAATTCAGCCATTACTTTCATTTGTTTAGACTGAAGATTTTCACTTGAGAAAGTTTCTTTGTTAGCATCAGCTGACATAGTTACTTTAGTTGAAGCAGGCGATTTAGCCATTTCTTCAAATTTAGCTTTCATTGATTTCATTTCCTCTTTCATTGATTTCATTTCCTCTTTCATTTTAGCTAATTCTTGTTTAGCTTCAGTGTCAACAGGACCTGTCAATTCAGATACAGAAGCATCAGTAACAGTAGTTGAGTTTTGAGGAGTAGTACCTTCAACATTAGAAATGTCTTCTTTAGGACCAGCAAATCCAACCTTTTCAGCAGCTGCTTCTTCTTCGTTTTTAGCAGCTAAACCTGGGTTTTCATCAGCCATCTCTTCTTCTTTGTTACCTTCAGATGATTCGATTTCAACTACTGAAGAACCTTCAGTTTTAATAGTAGTACCATCTTCTAATTTGTGGTATCCATCGGGAGCAAGGCTTTCTTGGCCTTCAGCAGTTACTACTTTAACTTCGTCTCCAACCTTCAATTTGTCACCTGGGAATACAATTTTGAATGCTTTATTTTCATCATAAAGTTCTCCAAATTTTTCCGCAGTAACACTAGGGGTATGTTCAACTAAATTAAAGTGAGCTTTTACTAACTCTTTTAATTGTTCTTTGTTCATAATTAATTAATTTGTTTATAAATATATGTTAAATGTTTTTAAGTTTATCTTTTTCAGCACGCATTTGTTGATAACAAATAGCGGCAGCTTGTTTTGTAGGGTATTCGCCTTTTAGTTTGGCAATACATTTTCCTATAAATTCGTCTTTGGGAGTGCCTTTACGGCGAGTTGGAATTGGCATATTATTTTTTAGTAAGTACGTTATTGTAAAAGTATCCTTCAACACTAAAACCCTTAACTTTACCTGTTTTTACATATTCGTTCCAAACACGTCTGTTATCAATTTTGTACATTCCGTACCATTGACCTGTAACTGGTTGGAAACCATATAATGCTGATTTATCAGCTTCTGGATCTTTAACAATCCAAGTTTCAACTAAATAAACATCATCAACTCTATTTGCACCATCGTGTTCAATATTAACAGCATCTACTAATTTATCTTTCATCATTTTATAGGCAATTTTTTCAATGGTTTCTTTAGAGAAAAATACTTGATATTCCTCACCTGTTTTCTCATCAACACGAGGTATTAATTTATTTGGTACCATAAGTGGACCTATTAACATTTGTTTTTCTGCTAATTCAGCAGCAAAATTATGTTTTTTACCTGATGATGCCTCATTAATAAAATTAGGTAATGCGTTAACATTTATTTCAAAGTCTTCCTCATCTAAACCTAATAATTCTGATATTACATAATCCTTAATGTATTCTTCTAATTCGTCACTAAATTTAGATTCAGGTACACAATTAGGTACTTTACGTCCGTCTTTAGTTTTTAAACCAATTGCTTTATATCCTGATTGACAAGCATCTTCTAATCCAGCATATGTTTCTAACATACCCTCATTATTAACTACTTGTTCAAATTTAGAAAATTCAATACCTGCTTGACGTAGTTTCTTTTCAGCCCAAGGTAAAGCTGCTTCTCCACCCCATAACAAGTATGAAATGTAACCACAAGC